TGGGGTCGAAGCACGTCCGCCGTCACGTTCACTGAGGCCCACATGGATTTCAAAGCACTTATCAGGACTGCCGCACCATGGATTGGGGCGGCGCTGCCCGGCCCGCTCGGCGGTATCGCGACCAACGCCATCAACATGGCACTCGGCAACGCCCCCAGCACGAAGATTGGCGACGTCGAGAAGGCGCTCGCCTCGGGACAAATCACGGGCGACCAGATGGTGGCGCTGAAGCAGGCGGACCAGAAGTTTCAAGAAACGATGCAGCAGCTCGGATTCGAGGACATCGAGAAGCTCGAAGCCATCGCTGCCGCCGACCGCGCCAACGCACGTGAGCGCGAGACGAAGACGGGCGATTGGACGCCGAAAGCGCTCGCGCTCGCTATCACTGCCGGGTTCTTCGGTATCCTCGCGTTCATGATGACGCACGAGCTACCGGCAATGGCGCACGACGCCCTGCTGATTCTGCTCGGAGCGCTCGGCACGGCGTGGACGCAAGTCGTCACCTACTACTACGGCTCGTCTGCCGGTAGTGACAAGAAATCTGACCTGCTCGCGCGGGCACCTTCCATCGAGAACAAATAATGGCCGATACCTTCGATACGATGGACGCGAACGACCCGACGATGGAAGTCTCGGGCGAGCCGTCCAACACAGACTCACCGTCGCCGGCCAATCGCACGAACCCGAACAGCATCATCCGCCGGAAGGTGCAACAGTGCCGGCGCGTGCGTCGCGAGTTCATTCCCGAGTGGTCGGAGAACATCGACTACCGGCGCGCGAAGCCGTTCGACAATGACAGCGACCACGACCGGGTCGTTATCACCGCCGACTGGAGCAACACGAAGCGGAAAGAAGCGCAGCTGTTCTCGCAGGTGCCGAAGGTGCGCATGAAGACGCGCAAGCGCTGGTCCGCCACGTTGCCGCAGCCCGCTCGCATCGCGTTTCAAGACAAGGTCAACGACGCGCTCGACGACATCAACATCGGCTCCGTCATGCGCGAGTGTAACGCGAGCGTCATCAACGCCGCCAGCATTTGCGCCGCGATGGTCACGTATGAGACGCGCTCCGAGATGCGCGACATGCCGTCGCCACTCAACCAGCCAATCGCGGGCATGCCTGTGATGCCGGCACAGATGGCAGCTCCCGCTCCGGCGGCGGCGGCGCCCCCGCAGGAGGGCGCGGTTCCTCCCGGTGCGCCCGGCGCTCCACAGGGTCCGGCGCCCGTCCAGACGCCCTACACGACGGCGAAGCGCTTCGACATCAAGAACATCAGCGCGGCCGACTTGATTTGGGATGTGAGCTTCACCGGCTCCGACTGGAACAAGATTCCGCTGCTCGGCAACTCCGGCCGTATGCACTGGGGTCAGGCCATCAAGGAGTTCGGCCAGAGCAAGGAGCGGCCGAACGGGCTGACCGACGAGGACAAATCGCGTGTCTGCGGACGCGACGACCGCAACGACCTCGACATGCTGACGCATCAGGCCGACCGGCAGCGCTACAAGGATTCGGACATCGTCAGTTACGACCAAGTCTTCTACCGCAAGTTCTACTTCGACGAGGCTGAGACGAGCTTCGAGGCCATTCAGCGCGTTGTGTTCGTGCGCGGGCGCCAGAATAGCAAGCCGGTCATCGACGAACTGTGGACCGGACAACAGCGTGTGCCGGATGAGGATGGCGGGCAGGACGCCATCATTGGCTCCTGCAAGTATCCGATTCAGGTGGCCACGCTCGCCTACATCACCGACGAGCCGATTCCACCCTCCGACACCGCGATGGGGCGCCCGCAGGTCGATGAGCTGTCGATGGGCCGCTCGATGATGATGGCCCAGCGGCGCTTCTCGCTGCCGTGGCGCTGGTTCAACAACAATCTGGTGCCACCGGAACTGGTCACGCAGATGATGCGCGGCGAGTATCAGGGCGCGGTGCCCCTCAACGGCTCGGGCGACAAGGTCATGGGGGAGATTGCGCGTGCGCAGTATTCGCCCGAGAACTTTGAATTCGACCACGTCGCGAAGCAGGAACTGGACGCCGTCTGGAACCTCGCCACCGGTCTGAGCGGCGGCGGCTCCGGCAACACGCAGGTGCGCTCGGCGGCAGAGGCCGAGGCGGTGCAGGCGAACATGGGCTCGGTCATCGCGATGGACCGGGCGCAGATGGTCAAGTTCTTCTGTAATCTCGCGGAAGTGCTCGCTGGCATGATGGCGCTCTACGCCGACTTCACGCCCGAGGAAGAGAAGGCGCTCGGCACGTGGGACCGACAGAAGTTCGCGAGCTACTTCCTCTACAGCGTGCGCGGCGACGCGTCGGTGCTACTGGACGCGAAGCAGCGGCTCGCCCAGCTCAAGGACTTCTGGAATATGACCGCCAAGAGCGGCATGGTCAACGAAGTCCCCATCCTGCAGGAGATGGCGAGCCTCAACGACATCGACGAGGAATACATTCACGAGCCGGCACCGCCGCCACCGCCGAAGCTGAACATCTCGCTGCGACTGGGCGCGGAAGAATTGAAATCGCCCATCTTCGTCGCGATGCTGATGCAGACGGGGCAGTTCCCTGACCCGCAAGCGCTGGCCGCTGCCAAGCAGGCTATCATCGCGGCCGAACAGCTTCCGCAGCCGCCGGCTCCGCAGGACATCCCGATGCCGGGCAACGAGCCCGACCAGCCGATGGGTGCGCAGATGCATCCGCCGGGTGTGCATCCGCCAGTGCAGGACGTCATGCCCCATCTCAACGAATCTGACAGGGTGAATAAACGCACCCACAACGGACAGTAAGCACGACGTCGTTGGCACGCTTCTTGCTGGCGTAATAAGCGAGGAACCTATGTGGAGAATCTGGACTAAGGGTTGGGGACCGCGCGCATGGTGGCTGTGGTTCACGGACGAAGGATTTCCCCTGTGGGTGGCATGGCTCCTGCCGCGTCACATTGCCCTGTGGGTGTTCGTGCGTGTGTTCGCAGCTGGTGAGTTTGAAGACTGCGATAAGCACTGCTATGAGCGCGTCTACAAGCAGTGGGAAGCTGGCGCCGGCCGATGAGAATGGTCGACACCCGGTGTCTCTCCTGTGGCGCCGTCATTGAGACACTTCAGCGCGGAGAGTCTCTCGGCCTCTGCGCCTGCGGGGGCGAACGCGAACGCATTTACTCAGCCATCCCTACCACCCCGTGTGCCGTGCAGGGGGACGACATCCCCGGTGGTCGCTGGTTCAAGCACGGCATCTGCAACGAAGATGGCACCCCCAAGCGCTACAACACCAAGCACGAGATAAACGCGGCGCTCGACAAAGCCGGCCTCCAGCCGCTTGAGCGCGAAATCCCTGTCACCACAGATGAGCAGGCGCGCAACTTCGCGCGACCGGGCTACGAGAACACCAAGCGGCCACTGACGTGCGCGAGCACTCTGAATCCCGAACAAGAGGCAGAGCGTGTGCGCCACTGGCACGAACACGAAGCACTACTCAAACAACCGGAGAACAAATGATTACTGACGAGCAACTGCAAAACTGGTTCAGCTATCATGCCCCAACGCCAGAGCAGGTCGAGGTTTATGAAAAACTCCGGCGCGCAGGGGAGACTTTCGCCGCCCGGATTGTGCAGCTTACCCCTACCTCTGCCGACCAGACCGCCGCCATCCGTCACGTGCGTGAAGCTGTCATGACCGCCAACGCCGCCATCGCTTGCGAGGTAAAATGAACGAGACATCCGCCACGCCGCCAGAAGGCGCCAAGGCCGTCACCGCCAACGACGTCATCTCACAGCCCGTCCCCGAGCGCGTCGAGGACGTAGAACTGTGGTCGTTCACCTCTGTCACCGGCTTCACGTTGCCACCCATCATGGTGCGCCCCGAGAACGGTGAGAAGGCGAACGTGCTCCAGAGTCCGCTCGATAACTCGTTTCACGGCGTGCTGTTCGAACTGCGCGACGGCACCGACAAGAACGAGAAGACACGACGCGTCTACTTCCCCATCGGCGCCGGCCTTTACAACTTCGAGCAGCAGTTCCACAAGATGCCGCACTACAAAGCCGGCGACTCGCCCATCGAGCGCGAGATGAAGCTCCAGAAGGACAAGCGGGACAACAGCATTCAGCAGAAGGCCGCGCGCCTTGCTGCCGGCCTCGACCAGACCGATTTCGATAACGAAAGCTAACCGACCATCCACGTAACGGAGACTGAACAATGGCTGTAGTAGACGACTCGGGCGACAAGATGCGAGATATCATTGCCGGCGTGGCCGAAAGCCTCGACACAGGCGGTGACGACAGCGGCGATGCGGGCGCGGGAGGCGAAGTTGATGAGCATGCCGGAGCCGAAGGAGCAGTCGACGACGCCGCTACCGGGGATGTGGGGAACGCTGGAGCGGTCGACGAGCCCGTGGTGGAGGGCGACGCCGTCGCAGTTGTCGAGGATAAGCCTGCTGGACAGACTGACGGCGTTGTCGAGGGGGGAGATGGCAAGGGCGCCGCTGCCGCCGGAGACAAAGGAGCTGTAGACGCCGGCAAGGGCAAAGAGAAGGCGAAAGAGGACCCGTTCGCGAAGGAGCACGGCGTCAAAACCACCGACGC